CCGTGAAAATTACTATAATTTAATCGAAAGAAATCAAGATGCAGTAGAAGAAATGTTGGAGATTGCTAAACAATCCGAACACCCACGAAGTTTTGAAGTTGTAGGACAATTAATCAAAGCTGGATTAGAAGCAAATGAATCATTGATGAAACACCATCACCACCCTTCTCTATACTTAGTTCTTTTTTAGTTTTGTGTAGAGTCATCAATTCTTTATTGGCATCCAAGCCAGATTTAATTAATTGACCCACTACTTCGAACGCGCGTGGATGCTCCGATTGTTTAGCAATCTCCAACATTTCTTCTACTGCATCTTGATTTCTTTCGATTAAATTATAGTAATTTTCACGGGCATAATTATAATCAATATCATCATCTTTACCAGTTTCCGGTATAATTCTAGAGGGTGGGTCCGGTTTAAGTTCTGCAGTAGGCACTAAACTTGTAATTTCTAAAATTTCGTCTATACGACCATCTAATGTTTCTTTCATTGTTCCTCATTTTATAAATTAACATCCAAGCCAGTTGTTACATCATTATCTATAGGGGGATCAAAAAATTCTACTGTCTGTGAATAACCAAAATCATCACTTGCTACCACATCATTAGCACCCGGAATTGTTGTTATTCGTGTTTTAATTCCTGCTAACGCGGCATCAGAACTCGATTCACTAAGGAGCCGCATTCTACCCGTAGCACCCGGAGAACCGGCATCGGCGTCAAACAATAGATAATTTGTTGTAAAATCAGTACTATCTTCTAATGTAATATATTCTGGAACTTCTGGTTCATCAGAAGTGGTTCTAAGGTGTACTAAAACTTTCTTCGTAACTGATCCTGATTTCACATCAGGATAAATATAACCCTTCATCATAAAATTTAATGTCCATATAATCTCTCTTTTTACAGAGCCTCCAAGACTATATTCACCTTCGTAAGAATCTTCAATCGAAACATCATTCAATATTATTGAAATATCTGGTATAATATTCATAGAAGGAACCAAATTCACACTAACAGCAAACTCGGGGGTAAAGAACGGTACAATCTGTTCAAATATTTGAGCACCGTCTTCTGAGCTATCTACCATAGCAGATAAAGTAAAATCAAAATTATAAGGTACTGGATTATATTGTTTCATCAATGTAGTAGAATTTGTAGCATTATTAGCCGCATAAGTTCTACCTACAGTATTTAATTTTCTAGTTGGATCATATACAATAGCATTTAAATCAAAACCCATTCTCGGCAAACTTGTTCCTATACTCTCATCAGCTTTACTACCTCTTCGTACACGCAAAAGCATTTTATCTTTAGACTCATACGCAATAGGAACTTTAATTTGTTCAACAATTACACCTGAAGCATTTTTTCTCTGAATATTAATATCATTAAAAAGTGTTCCAAATACAGCAACATATTTTCTAATAGTTTGATGATAATAAGTTGTTCCTAACATTATAAACTCCCGAAAGGATTACCTTCGGTGAAATCTATAATAGAATCTGCCTCTTGTTCTATTGCTAAATTATCACCTGAAGATGCTGAAGTGGAGTCTTGTGCATTGAATGATGTGATGGTATAACTGGCCCCGGAACTATCTCCAACAATATTTTTTGTTCCAGAGAAATTGCCCGTCATATTAATAAGATTCAATATCTTGGTTGTGGAACTCCAACTAGCCACCTCACCTGTTACAGTAGCCTCGGCTAAAGAATCTCCTTGATATACAGTTTCTTCTACTGTATAATTTCCACTTCCAGAATCCATTGTAAAATCTAAAGAGTATGCTTGTAATCGTTCAATCTTGTCAATGTCTTCTATACCTGTATCCAATTTCTGGTCGGAATATGTAAACATTTCACACAAGATATCAAAAACTTGTAGTCCACCGGTCTGATAAAATATCGATTCATCTTCTACAAACAAAACTTGAAATAATGCATTTGTCGTAGGGAAATATATTAAATCACCTTCTCTTGGAGAAGTGTCTCTACCTTCTCCAACTAAACCCAATTCAGACCATCTGCGTCTCGCTACAGTAAATGTAATTTGGTCTTTTATTTGTAGACCGAATTTTGCAACAAACTCACCCTCACCCTCAAATCCATCAATGGTTTTAATATACATTTCAATAGTGTGTGCACTATTATATTGTGAAATAGCATCTTCACCTAATAGTACATCTTCATTAACAAGAGTCCTTGGGCAATAATAAACATCGATACCATAAGTCTTAATGGATTCAATCATTAAGTTCTCTGTTAATCTCTGATCTGCTGTATTTTTTCCGTGATGATTAAAATAAGGATTTGTTGCCATCTAAAGTTATCCTATCAAATGATCTACAGGTAATTCATATCTTAATTGCATTTGTTCTTCTACAGTTTGTATTTCTGTAACTGCATCATCATATAATTGTCTACCATTAAGAGTTAGGCCACCAGGAAGCTGCATGCCTTCATATTTAATTAAATTTTGTCCCCATTGCTTTTTTAGCAATAATGTGGCATATTGTTTAAGAAACATATCACCCCAAATATCAGCATATGTGGCGGGATCTAAAATTCTATCACATTCCACCATTACCCAGTCGTCAATCTTTACATCCTCTCCCCATGAAATATCCAACCACAATTTATCTGCGTGTCTATTATATCTAAACATAGGAGAGCCGGTAAACATATCATTGATTAATTGTAAATGCTGTCGTTTTATTTCGTGAGATAACAAATCACCACCTAAATTCCCCACTTCATTTAATGCCCATTGATATTTAACAGAAAACATAGAAGAGTTATCCGTATCATCAGAAAAAGGCATTATTCTCCTTACACCAATAATAGCTTCTGCTATATCAATATATTTGTTATCAAAATCGCCAATAGTAACTGCTGTAGATGCATGAGTTGTAGCTGTGGCACCAGAAGAATTCCCTGTTAGTGTTTCACTTGTCGAAAATGTAGTAGTTGTATTACTATAATAGGTATTTCCATCTCCGCCAGATTTAACTTCAGGGTTTTTAAATCTAAGTGTAGTATTAGCACTATGATATTCATATACCTTAGCTTGTACACCACTTGTTCCTCCGGTGATTGTTTCACCAACCGTAAAGGTCCCAGTAGGCGCTCCTGCTAATGTGACAGTAGATCCCGTAACTTGATGTTTGAGATATATATTTTCTGTTGCATCGAAATGATATTCTTGAAAAAATTGGAGTGCATCATCTACACAATCTTCTACCTGGTCATCATCTAGGTTTAAATCAACCACAGGCCATCCAAGTTTTCTCTTACAATAATCTTTAAAAGTTGTTCTAGTAGTCGGTTGTGCCATTATTTTGTCGCCTCCGGTGAAACTGTTATAATACCCTCTACTACTCTTTCTATATCACCCCCTGATTGTGTATACTCTACATCATATACATAATTTCCGTTTGAGATTGCTGTTGTTTGTGTGGAGGTCAACGAAACCGTTACATTCGAACCTTCTATTGCTGTAGTGAAAGCATGAACATTATTTGATGAATGGTAGGATTGCCGCATTTTACCTGCGGTTGTACCAGAAGAAATTGTAACATTTGCTCCTGCTGTGTCTTTCGCAGTAATAACTTTTGAAAATGTACACCCTTGGTCTAATACAAAATTAAGGGTTTGTTTTTGGAGGGTTAACGCCACTATTTCTCCTTATATTAAATATTTATAGTTCTATAGTATTTATATGATAAGGAAATTTATAGTTAGTTCAATTTTGATTTTAATTCTTCAATTTGAACTTGTTGTTCTTTCAACGCTTCTAAAAGAACGGCCGTCATTTTTGAGTATTGAATTCCTAATGCCTTCCCTTCGCTATCATGAGATACTAAATTAGGAAGTACCTTGTCTACTTCTTCTGCGATAAGTCCATAATGATTTTTCTCATTCTTATCCTTTTTCCAATCAAATGAAACACCTTGAAGTTGTAGAACAGAAGGAAGTATGTTTTCAATATTTGAAATATTTGTTTTCATTTCTCTCTGAGATATTTCTGTAAGACTACCATTAACAGTTAAATTATCACCAGTATATACTTCAGAAGTTGTGTGTCCTATTCTAACTACTATACCAGAAGTTTCAGTTGCAAGTTTTAATTCGCCTGTTGCATTGGTAATATAAGAATCTGAACCATTATGATATATTTGCATATCGGCACCATCACCAACTTTAATCGGTGAAGAATCTGTAAATTCTAATGCATCATCAGATTCATCCCATAACATAAATGATCCAGAGGTTGCACCATAAAAATAAACATCGTGGCCAGTGCCATCTACACCGACTGTTAAGGTTCCTGTAAGTTGTGCATTGCCCGTTTGGTCGGAAGACCCAACAATTTTCATTTGATCTGCTGATTCATCCCAGAGCCAATATTTACCTGTACCCGCACCAAAAACTTTAAGATCGTGGCCATCTTGATTAGCACCAACAGTAATTGATCCAACATCGCTAAATAAAACAGCTCCGGTTGGACCTATCAACATTCTTTCTGTACTAGCTGTAACCAATTGTAATTCATCATTATCTGCTCCCGGAGAAGTTTCTGCTCTTATATAAGTATCCTCATCCACATCCTCTACTGACCCAAATTGTGTCCATTCTGACCCAGTATAACCTTCAAAGAAATTATATTCAGTATTAAATCTCACTCCTCCTTGTACACCCGTACCTCTATTAGTCGCGGTACCGGCAGGTATTACAAGAGATGTTGTC